TCCGTCAAGGTCGTCTTTCCAGCGTCTACATGGGCAAGAATTCCAATATTGATTATTTTCATGTGATTGTCCTCCCTTTACTGCCCCGAAGGGCATAAAAATCCCCAGCAGTAAAATACTTTTACCACTGGGGATATGTCAAAATTGATAAGGCAAAAGTATTCTTAAATTGGGTACAAAAAACTAAGCCCCTACAAAAGGGACTATCATAATCCTTTGTTCCCACTATTTGATTATAGTTTTATTTAAGAATACCTTGCCGCATGTTGAATAGACTCCTCAAATCATGATGACAGCAGTATAGCATAGCACACTCTAAAATGCAAGAAGTTTTTACCCGCTGTCCCAAATAAATCAGGAGGGCATTCACCGGGACACCCTCCGATTTGGGGCCTCATGCGCAAATAATTTCTGTGTCCACGATTTCCGCCGCACACGCCCGAATATTGTTAGTCCCTCTGCAACTCATACCACAGACCGTTGCCCTCGTCAAAGATGTACTTTTCCATGAAATTACCTCCATTTTTTGTGATTATCGTGCGCCTACCCTTATTTTTGACCTTGCACCCCATTTCTGCTCCTTTTCGACCTGTTCCTGCTGGTAAGCTGCCTCCAGTATCCTGTCCGCCTGTTCCGGGCCAATGGCCCGTCTGACCCGCTCATAGTCCCTGACTTGCCCTTTCAAGCCGTCCCTCTCGGCACAAACCTCATAAATCCTGGCTGACAGGGAGCCGTTCTTACTGACCTCACGATAATAGCTGTCTATTTGCCACCCGCAAAGGCGCATTGATGGTAAGTCTTGAAAGATAACACCGGCATCGCGGCAACAATGTAAAACACCACCGCCGTCTGCGTCTAACCATAAGCCGGCATGAACCGGATGTTTCGACTGACGAAGCAGTACAACATCACCGTCTTGCGGTTTTTCAACCTCATTAAACGCCCGGAAAGCAGGATCCTTTTTGAATGCGATTAAAACGCTCCTAAGATTATCCGGATTAACATTTACCGCCGGCACATCTATGCCGTATTCGTGCTTCAGGATCCAGCGCACCATTCCCCAACAGTCAAATTCATCAGGGCCTTGCGCACCGGCAACCCAGGGCAAGCCTATATATTTACAAGCAAAATGTGTCATCGTGTTAATCCCGGATAGTTTTTAACGGTATAGTTTTCACTCGGAAATGACTTGTTACCGATGTCCATCATGCGGGCCGTAGCCGTTATTTTGTAACAGTCCACATGAATATCAGTAATAACCAAGGTTATCGGCGGGTCCATCTGCGGCGTTGTCAGGTCGTCAGACAGATATGGCCGATATGTCAGCTCGATCATATCCTGTGTTTCAATTGCCCGGTCAAGATAAGCAATCATTTCAGTTGAAACGTTATCAATCGTGACCGAAATCTCAGGTGTCGGCGTGTTGTTGACCGGTGGCAATTCCAGATCAAACGCCATGGCAATAAACTCAACAGCCTCTCCATGATTGAGTGGAGCCGAGTTTTCAAGCGTACAAGTATGGTTAATATGATCACGCACGACCCGAATGGCTGTCGAGTTCCCATGGTCATCAACAAATGTCGGGTGCCTTAACTCTAAAGTGTGCAATAAAATCACATCACTCGGAGCCGAAGCGTAGGCTTCTTTTAGTGCTTCTGATAAAGTGCTATCGGGCATTTTCTTATCATTCCTTTCTATTATTTCCAGTATCCACGTGCATACCAATCTATATATCGGGATGAGCCATCACCATAAGGCCTGGCAGTAAACATCGACGATGTTCTGTTTATGATAAATACTTGGTTGTTAATCGAGCCTGTTGCATTATCCAATCTATAAAGTTGGCAATTTAATTGGTAATTTGTGTTAATGAACGCAACGTTCATCGTAATATTAACGCTCCAATCTGTAACTTGTGATCCTTTATCATATGTTCCTCCTTGTTCTAGAATGCCATTTGACCATTTGATATACCAATTAGTTCCTTTTTGTTCTTCAACTATGTGTGGGATATTATTTAATGTGTTGTTTATTTGAGAAAGAAGATTCCTTATCTCACTTGTCTCTTCCATAGCTATAGTTCTGCTGACATCTGCACATTTGATATAAGTCAACTCATAATAAGCCTTTGGCCTTGTTTCAGCACCGACTCTCGGAGTACCATTTGTATTATCCGTAATCGGGGTTATGGCACAAAGGGCATCATTTTTTCGATTTCCTAACCGTTGCATCCATTCATCTGTACCACCAGTATTGGAATAGCTACCGCTTGTATAACCGTCTGTTCCGAAGATATCTGATCTGTAACCGGAAGATGTTGAATCCTGACGATAAACCATTTCGTGCCAGTGACCTTGCATTTGGTCGTTCTGAACGCTTCCCAACTGAGTTGGTGTGCCGCCACGTGCAAAGTTTACCAACAATGGCAAAATAAGTGTATTATTATCCACCTTTACATAGCTGGCACACATTCCGTATGTTGAAACTTGGCTGTCATATGTTGCTTCCGTCACTAAAGTGAGGCTGTCTGTATCAACAAGCTGGGTAAAAAAGTCCGGGTAACGAGCTCTTGTTATCGTGTTTTTATACCAAACCGGCTCATATCCGTCTGGAACTTTTGAACTTGCTGGGACTGTCAGCTTTGTGCCGAGCGGTGTCGGAGCCGCATTTTGTGCATAGGCTAAAGCTCTTTCTGCTTGGGCTGTGGCAAGTGCAACCTGAACAGCTCCTTCCGACTGAACCTGTGATATTGAGGCGGCCGTTGCACTAGCAATACTGTTGTATGTTGTTTGCGACAGATCCTTAAATGTTTCCGCTTCATCTCTAAGAGTTTTTGTTTGCCCTTTTAAAGTATTGGTTTCATTTTTAATAATTTGTGTTTCGGATTTTATTTGCAATGTGTCAGCCTTTGCCTGGCGACAGTCACCGACATAATCCTCTAGGCCGTTTATTATTTCGGCACGCACGTCCTTTAGCTGTTTTGCGACAGACGGTACATTTCCATTTTCGGTCGGTACAGTTGTTGTATCATCCCCATGAACTATTGTGTGCCACTTTGAACTGTCGGTTTCCGATTGAGAAACAACAGCCTGCAATCTTTCTTCTAAATTTGGCATATTATACTCCTTTGCAAGGCATAAAGGTTAATTCTCCGCCTGTTAGTTTTACAACATCGCCCGGACTGACCAGAAATGAAAAACTGTTATATTCTTCCCAGTGTCCGTAGTTTCCGTATTGATGGAATACTTCATAGCCGTTTATGTAACCCAAAAGTGAACTGTTATAGACAACATTTCGCATAATAACCCACCCATACTTCGTAATAGTCACATCAGTATTAAGAGAAAGGACTTGTCGCCGGGACCAATCCGGGGCAATCCAACCGATAATTCCTGTTTTGGCCGCCGCAGTAGGTGCAATATTTGAAAAATCCAAGTTTGCTTTCGAACTTGTTGCGGCTTCAGCTCGGTTTGCTTGACTTGTTGCTTCAGCCACTTGTTCTGCAACAGCACTTCTGACATTTGAAACTTGCGTTGTCCCTTCGTTTTGAATCGTCAAAACTGATGAATTTGTAGCGGCGGCGATATTATTAAAAATGGCCTGAGACTGATTTTTAAGGCTTTCAGTTTCGCTTTTAATACTCGCCGTATCATTTTTTATAGTATTCGTTTCGTTTTTAATTGCGATCGTTTCAGTCTTGGTCTGAAGCGTAACATCACGCGCATTTTGGCATTCAGTCAGATAATCAATAACACCGTTAACAACCTCGTCATGAACATCTTTCATTTGCTTTGCCACAGACGGTACATTCCCGTTTTCGGTCGGAACAGTTGTCGTGTCATCGCCATGCACAATTGCATGCCACTTTGAACTGTCGGTTTCCGATTGAGAAACAACAGCCTGCAATCTTTCTTCCATGTTCATTTGAAGTATCTCCTAGTAACCGCACGCATACCAGGACTTTGCTTGGCTTGAACTTCCGCCTCGGTTATAAATTATCATTTGCGATGCAGAAGTACGTTGTATACATTGCGCATATATTTCGCTATTTGTTCCTATAGTTGTTGCTATCACTGTATAATTTGTATTCTTGAAAGCCTTTGGAAAGGTAATAGTGACACTTGTCCCTGCAGCCGCTTCGCCGCCTTGTTCAATCCAGCCGTCCGGCCAAACCCTGTACCACGTTTTGCCGCTTACATATTTCGTAAACATCTTAGTAAAAATAGTGTCCTTAGTGATGTTTGATAAATCGGTATTTACCTTTGTAGAAGTAGCTTGTTCGGCCCGATTTGCCTGACTGGTTGCTTCGGCCACTTGTTCTGCCACCGCACTTTGGACATTCGTCACCTGAGTTGCTCCCTCAATTTGAACGGTCTGAACAGCCGAGCTTGTCGCTGTTGCGATATTATTAAATACCGTTTGCGACTGATTTTTAAGACTTTCGGTTTCATTTCTAAGCGTAGTGACATCTCCTTTAATTGTGTTAGTTTCGTTTTTAACAGCGATCGTTTCATTTTTTGTTTGAATAGCCACGTCACGTGCCGTCTGACACTCGGTCATATAATCAATAACGCCATTAACAACCTCGTCATACACATCTTTCATCTGTTTGGCCACTGTTGGAACGTTGCCGTTTTCTGTGGGGACAGTTGTTGTATTATTACCATGAATTATTGTATGCCATTTTGCGCCGTCTGTTTCAGCCTGCGAAACAACAGCTTGTAATCTTTCTTCCATATTTGCCATTTTTATAAATCCTCAATATATTGCGGGCATTCCGTATGAACGAAATAGTGCAGATTATTAACCGCACTTGAAAGCCTATCAAAGTCATTTTCTAGTAAAATTGCCAACGCACCATCCGAAAGTGTCGGTCGGTCACGTACTTCAAGTTCTGATGTGATTTCCCAAAGGTATCCATTCAGGAGTTTTGCTTCGAACTGTTGAGTAAACCGAGCTTCTTGCTTCAAAAGTCCAAGACCGCCTAAAAGGGTAATAACAAACCATTCAGCACCTTCTTTTGCGTAGTATTTGTACCAAGCTTCAAAGAGCGAGAATTGTTCTCTATTCATCACCCAGCGCACAGAAATTTTAGACGGCGTTTGCTCATAACGCCGCCTTTGTCTCGCCGGGCCTGCCTCCATATCGGTTCGCACAATAGCTTCACCGGGTTTTATCGCATATCCCTCTGTGGTCGGGTAAGGTAGTTTTTCAGGAAAAATTACTGTCATCTATAACTCCCATAGGCCGGGTTTAACGCATACCTTTGTTCAAGGATAGGCGATAAACCTTCACCTTTACTGATGTTTTTACCAATTGCACCCTCAATCTGCTCAACGATGATGTCCAGATTGACATTACCGTTCATGTCGCGTGTCGGGTTTGCCGTTGTCCTTGTGCCTGAGGCCTTATTGACCACATTCACATTGACGTAAACCGGAGGTTTTGAATTGAGTTCTGCGCCCAGTGCTTTCATTTGTCCCGGCGTGAATACCGTTTCGCCTTTTTTCGCGATAATCGGGATCTCGCCGCCGACCAAGCCCCCGGTATGAAAACGGGGAGCATTTTCAAAAACACTTGGACTAACAGCCTTAAGTGATAAAGTATCCGTACCAATGACACCTCCTGTATGCGCTGTCGGAATGCCGAAGTAACCCATGACACCGCCCATGATCGGCTTGATCACAGCGTACTGCATGGCCATTCGGACCATTCCCTCGACAACTGAGTTAACAAAGTCTCCAAAGTTCGCTTTCCCGGTCATGACAAAGTTTGTCAGCGTATCTTCCATGGATTTGAAAGAGTTCTTGGCCAGGCTTTCGGTCATTGAAGCCATATCCGAGGCATCGTCATAAACGCTTTTCATTCCTCGGGTTACACCGTCTTTCCAGTCTTTTGAACTTTGTAAAGCGGCTTCACCGGCTTTTTTAACCATGTCATCATAAACGCGGTTCACATCATTTTTGAAATCCTCATAACCGGCTTTTGTGCTGTCAAGGTTCACCAAAGCATTATCACGCCATTCGGCCGCTTTTTGCATGGCCTGATCATAAGGATCCTTGAGCTCAAAGACCTTTTGTTTTATGTCTTCAATGGTCTTTTCGTAAGCTGATGTGTCAGTTTTTGACAGAACAGGCGGTTTCGGAACTGCCGGCTTTTCTTCTTTCGGCCTTAATTCCGGGTTTTGAATGTACTTCAACTCATCACGAGCCTTTTGTGCATCTATCTCGGCCGCTTTCAAAAGCAGGAACTTTTCCTGAATGGCTTTTGCCTGCGGTTGAAAATCCGGATATTCAGCGGCCAAACGCCATACTTCCTTTTGGTATTCCTCCAGGTTGTATTTTGACTGCGAAAGAATATCCGCCAAATCGTTTGCGAAAACCTGGTATTCCTTCAGGAACATATTCGGCGCGTGACGTTGAAAGAACGACAAACCGCCGGTATCTTTTAATTCTTCCTTCAGATCCTTGATGTTCTTTTCTGCCACCTTTAATTTATAGGACCATTCGGCAATGGCTTGGTTTTTGCTCTGCGCGGTCACAAGGTTGTTTGTTTCCTTGACCGTTTCTGCCATCTGTTCCTTAAGTTTGCCTAAGGTTTCCGCGTGGTCATTTGCCGCTCGCTTTGCCACGTTATGACTATCTATTAATTTATAAAGGCCATAAACAACCAACATGACAAGCCCGGCCGGGCCACCAAGCAGAGCCATAATTCCTTTCAAAACTCCGACTGCACCGGCAAGAACCTTTGCCGCCACCGCTGTTGCGTACATCTGAACTGCGGCCACTTTGGAAACTTGCCACATCATTTTAAGACCGAGTGTGGCTGAGGCTCCGGCTGTTCCGGTTCCCATTAACGCACCATTCAGCGCATAAACGCTTGCCTTTAACAGATCTATTCCTTTTGTAATCAGGCTTGCACCCAACCGGACTGTTAAGAGCGTGATGATCGGTTCAATGTATTTGGCCAATGTAAAGAATGCTTTACCGGCGATAGTTACTGCGCTTGCTAAAGTTTCACCAATAGTTTTAGCCGCACTATCTGTACCTGATACTAAATTATTAAACTGATTAAGAACTTCTTTGATTGCTTTGTTTAATCCGTTTTCACCGATGGTTCGCGCAACTTTTGCAAGAGTATCTTCAATGTTTGACATTGTTCCGCCCATGGTGTTCATCTGTTCGGCCATGGCACCACCGAAGTTTATTGTACCTATGGAACGAAGATAATTTTCAATTTCTGCCGCATTTTTACCAACTTCTGTTGTAACGCCTTGAAAGATGAACCTTACACGTTCTCCCTCGACCTTTGCTTTGATACCAAACGTTTTGAGCCTTTCAAATTCACCAACAGTTGCTGAGGTAACAGCCGAAACAAACTCCAATATGTTCTTACCAAAAGCAGAGGCTGTGTTACCATAAGAGGTTAAGGCTTCCATTGAAGGTTCCAAGCCCATTGCCTTTAACCGGATAAAACTGTCTACGATTTCATCAAGTTGGAATGGCGTTGATGTGGCAAAGTCTTCAATCAAAGTAAAGGCTTCTTTGGCCGCTTTTGCAGAGCCGGTCACTGTTTTTAGTGAACCGGAAAGTCTTTCAAACTCTTTATTTGTTTCTACAATGCTCTTAAAAGTGTTCGTCAGTCCGCGTAACCCGAGGTAGGCTCCGGCCAACGATGCCGCCTGTTTGAGGGTATTATTAAAGGCCTTGGCTGTGTTGTCCAAGACCTTTAAGTTATCGTTTGCTGGTGTGATGACCTGAGTTATCCGCTGAAAGGCTTTCTGTCCGTCCGAGCCGATGTTCTTGAACTCTTGCCGAACCTTGTCGCCGCCCACCGCTTCAAGTCTGATTGAAAGTTTTTTCGCTGTGTTCATTCGTTTTTTCCATAAAAAAACACCCCAACCAAACGGTTGAGGTGCCTTGTTGAAATTTGTTTTACTTAATAGTCGTAGTAGTTTGTGTTCCCGAAGCTGTCTTTACGAGAGCGCGTGTGAATGTTTCGATTCCCGATAGTGCCATAGGTATTTGTATTACCAAAGCTGTCAGTCCGGGAACGGGTATTTACATTTTGGGTACCAATCGTTCCGTATGTATTGGTATTACCAAAACTGTCGGTTCGAGACCGCGTATTTACATTATAGTTTCCAATAGTGCCATAGGTATTGGTGTTACCAAAACTGTCTGTCCTGGATCGTGTATTGACATTCTTGTTGCCGATCGTTCCGTATGTATTAGTATTTCCGAAACTATCGGTCCGAGAACGGGTGTGTACATATTCGCCGTCAGAGTTTGTTCCATAGCAATTCCTATTGCCAAAACTATCTTCAGAACAACGAACTGTGGCTTGAGCCTGAATTGCTAGCAAGCAGAAACATAAAGTAAAAAGTATATTTTTCATGGCTAATCCTTTCTTTTTACTCTATTAGTATCAAACACAAAATAAAATTTCAAGATATCGGACTTAACTTCTGCCAGTTTCTGACATATCATTCATGCCGGCCTTTATTCCTTGGATTCCGACAGATAACAGTTCAGTCATCACCGCACTTTTTAATCCCAAATTCTCAGCCACCGTCAGCGCAACCCCAAGGTCAGGCTCGGAAAGTTTTAATAAAACCTCCCAAGCCTGATGTCCTTCTGTTGTTTTTAAGGTTGTTTCGACGTATCGGCATCTGTAGATGGGGCAGTTGATTTCTTGCTCGCCGCATCCTTGGCAGTAGTTTCGCCCGGAGCCGAAGTGCCATCTTGCTCGGGCGTATATGCGTTTTTTTCGGCCTCGAGTATTTCTTGAATGCCGCAATATTGTTGTCTGAATGTTTCGGCGATACTCCAAAAGTTCGTGAAGAGTTCCTCAATTTTGACCGGTGTCAGCGGTGCTTTTTCGTCTGTGTCGGCTTCTAAAATGCCGTCCCATTCAATAATGCCCGCCAGCGCAAGACCCAAAATTAACTGCTGATCGGCAAAGGCTTCACGCTTTGTGATATCCTCTAAATCCGGCAAGTTTTCATCTTTTGCACCGTTTTCGCGAACATCTTTAATGCGCTTGGCCATGTCGGCAACCTTTGAATTCATATAGGCTTTTGCCTCATAGAATACGGAAGATGTGCAGGGTTTAACTTTTACCCGGACACCCATACCTAAATCCAACCAGTAAGGCTCATTCTTAAACTTTAACTTTAACATTAGTATTCCTCCACATCGTTAATTAATTGAACAGTTACCATTTTGCCGAGTTCTGCGTTTTTGGCCCCTTGGAAATCATAAGTACATTCAATGCCACCAGGGCCTGAAATGGAACGTTTCGGTTTTGGCAGATAGACTTCATGGCAAGTGATAACAAGCCTTTGTGTGTCTGATAACTGATAACCGAGCTCTAAGTCCACCGGTACACCGGCGCGAGCTTTATCCATCAAGGCATTATCGCCATAACGAACCGCAATCGAACCGGACAATGAGGCAACGCCCAGGTCAATAGCTTCAACTTTACCATCGCTCCGGATCGTCTCAATTTTTTCGAGGTTATTTGAATAGGTAACCGAGGCACTGGTCACATTGGCCAATGTTTCACCACCGGATTTAATAAAGCCTTGAAACTGTGAAAAGCGCGTGTAGTTCTTAACTTCCGGTGCATCTGAAACAGATGTTTCCGAGGCTGTTTCACTTTGCGCCATTAAGGAAACTGTGGCCTGTGCTTCACCGGACCTGGCAAAGTTAAAGGCAATAGAGTTCGCACGTGCGCCAAGGAATCTTATGAATTCAGGAACTTCGGCAAGTCCTAATTCAAGTGAATAGCTCGGAAGCGTGGTTTTACCGCTTTCAAATGTATGCGTATAAACGCCATTTTCGTTGGTCGTTTCCGGAACTCCGAAGACAGCTTTCAGCCAAATTCCGATGTTTCTAAGGTCAACCGGCACCGCCAAATCACCTTCAACGTTAATAACGTCTTGGAATGGTGTGGTCGGGTCGCGGCCAAGGCCTAAAACATTTGAGGAAATCAACCCTTGTTCGCTGTCAATTGCGCTTGATGCAAACGGCACTTGGGTATAAGGTCCCGAAGAAAGAGTGCCGTAAGTGCTTTCTTCAGCGATTAATAGTTTGGCATTCCAGCCATATGCTCGTGACATATTTGTCTCCTTTGTTAAATTAAGTTAGAATTTGAGGTGTATTCAAGGACAATGGGAACGATCGCACCTTTGATGGTTACGCCACCTTCGACCAGTTCTTCCACAAACTCGGGTGGATCCGCATGCATGTAATCAACTTCACCTCCCAGGCCAGGATCTTCCTGTAAAAGCTCACCGATTTGAACCAACAATCCGTCCAAGGCTTGATCGCGCTCGGCCGGTGTTTCTTTTTGAACAATGACTTCCAATTCGGCCCGATGTGTGAAAATGTAGCAAGTCGGGGATAATAAAATCTCGGGCTCGCCGACATTACCATCGCGCAAAATAACCAAACCGCCGTCAGGAATTTTCTGCGGCAGAGGATCATTGCGCTTAACAGACACATCAAGCGTTGAAAGCCTTTCAAATAAAGCGTTTAATACGATTTCTCTTTTACTCATCTTTCCAGTTCTCCATAATAAAAAACGCCATCAGAAGATGGCGTTAACGTTAAAATTGATTTCCAGTTATATTAGTGTGTGTAATAAACTTTAGTTAAAATCTTCCATTCATTACCTTCTTTAACCAGTAAGAACATATCGGAAAATCTTGCACCATGCCAATTATTTGATTCAACTTTGGCATAAGCAACCGTTCCGGCAATATCAATCGCTGTGATTTCGGCTTCAATTTCCGGTGCGGCAGGGTTGCCGTCAATATAATCATACAAACCTTGAATTGCTCCGCCACTGACTTCACCTTTGGCAGAAGTGTACATTATGGCATCTTTATGAAATGCTGGTTTCATAACTTCGCTTTTACCTTGCTTTCCGGCTTCCAAATATTTGTTTAAGACAGCCTTTACCGCCTCGTAATCTTTAACAGATGTCTCCGTCATTGTATTTTCTCCATTGTTAGTGTTAATATCTGCGGCATAACTCGGCATTGCAAACATACCGAATATTACCACCATAAAAAGTATCTTTTTTAGCATAAGTATCTCCTAAAATAATCTTGCTAATAGTAATTTTATATTATATAATACAGAAAATCAATACTAACAAATTTGTTTAATACTAACCCAAAGGAGAGTGTAAAATGCAGGCAAGGTGTATCAATCCGAATACCAAACTGGAAGATACGGGATTTGGCTACACATTATCACTGATTGGCGGCAAATATAAGATGATTATCCTTTATTGGCTCGGTGAATTTGAGGTTTTACGGCATAATGCTTTACATCGGCTCATCGGCAAGATTTCCTTTAAGATGCTAAGCGCAACCTTAAAAGAATTGGAAGCCGATGGTTTAGTTGCTCGCAAGGTTTATCCGCAACTTCCGCCCAAAGTGGAATACAGCTTAACCGATAAAGGAAAGTCGCTGATACCAATATTATTTGACCTCTGTCAATGGGGCGATGACCACAGAAATAAGTAACAAAAAAGCCGGAAAGTTATCCGGCTTAATCTTTCCAGTTCTCCATAATCAGGCTCGGAACTTGCGCTTTCCATCGCTCGCTCTCGGTTTCAAAATTGATCAGTTTCGGCATTTTGACCTGAGGCACCAAGATAAAGGCGATGACCGTCTTTTTCTTTTTGGTATGGACAAGCAATGAACAGGCATTGCGGCGATACACAAACTGTAGCCGCACGCCTTTCATCTGTTCATAAAGACCCGGTGTCATACGTTTACCGCGTGCTTTTTTCGGGATTGCATCGGTCGGAATGGCAAGCCACAGACCGTTTTTGCCTCGGATAATGCTTGCGTATTCAAAGCCCTGCATAATCTTTTCGGCATTAGAATAGACCTGACCGGCCGCGCTGGTACTCGTTTTTCCTTTCGGATAGACGACACCGCGCCAAGTGTTGGCCATACGGGAACTCATACCGGCCGAGCGGACCTGTTCACGTAAAGACGTTTTAAGTCCATTCGTTGCCGCCGATATTCCTAACGTCACAGCCTTGGCACCTTCTGAATAGTGCTTTTCCATGACATCAGACAGTTTCCCTTGTAGTGCAAGTTTTAATTGCATAGCACATCAACACTCCATACTAGATTATGAATATCTTTGACCGGTTCCGTATGCACCCGATAAGTTGCCGCATCTGTTTCTATCGTGTCCCCGACAGCTAAATCAGGCGCATCAGAAATCCGTATCTTCATAAAATGCGTGTCGGTGTGAGCCTTAACAAAACCCACACCGACCACTTCGTCCGGTTCAATCAATAAAAAAAGGACTTCTCGTCCTTGATAATTCCCGATCGTTCCGCACCGATTAAACAGGCTGTCCACCGCCTTTTTGAGAGGAAGGGGCATCTTTACCTCCTGTTTCATCAGGTTCTTGTGGTTGCTGTGGCTGTGTTGCCGGCTTTTGTCCACCTTTAACAGGCACTGCAAAACCGCGTTCTATCAGACTTTTTGCATCTGCTTCGTTCAGGTCATACTCCTTACCGGGAGCAATTTCTCTGCCGGCAGATACAACTAATGTAATCAAGGCCTTAATACGCATTTATACCTCCTAACCAATGGTTGCACAGAATGAAGCATTCGGACGATAAGGAACGACCAAAGGCGCAGACTGCAATAACAGCCAACGAACCGATGGATCTTCCTCAACCCATGACTTCGTAAAGTAGCGATGAGCGGTCCAGTTTGCTTTTTCATCGTGGATAGCGCCATAGCAACGGGTTCCTTCAAGTCCGTCTTTGGCTCCCATGATGACGGTTTTGGCCGGCAAGAGTTTGCTTTCGACACCGGCATCATTGATATAAAGGTCATTGTAAACATAGATATCAAAGTCACCGATAGAGCCAACGTAGCGCACTTTGGAGTTTTCGCCGCGAATGAACGGGTCAACATTCAAAGTGTTGTTGGTGCCTCTGCGGTAATCCAAGAACTTCTTCACATCATCTTTTGAACGGAAGATTTTCCATGCTTCAGGATCCATGATGACCGTTTTTGCGATCATACCGGACTTTGTTTGAACCAAGTCGGCCCAGTCCTCCAAGTCCTCAATCGGGTTAACAGCCGCAGTTTCCCATGTGGCAGAACCGGTTAAGGCCTTTGTCAAAGCCGCATCACGTCCGAAATTCACCGTTGTAGACGGATAACCATCACCGGAAACAACAACTTGTCCGGTTCTTAAGATTTCGGCCGCCATGACTTCTTCACGACGGGTCAGATTTTCCAACTGGTCGGTCAAAGTTGTGGCCAAAGCGCGTTCATAGCGTTGAGCTGGAGACAGAGAGCCGCCGATAATCTCACCGGCAACACGTTTATACGGAATGTTTGCATCAAAGCGACGTTTGTCTTTCACATAAGCCGGCTTGAATGATTTGGTCTGATAACCACCGCTATCAACAACCTTGCCGGGAAGAAGTGGAGAAACAAACGGAGAGATGCGCGGCTTGCTGTCCGTTACATCAAAAAAGATCTCTTCTTTATCCGAAGTTTGCACATTCGGGAAGAAGGTGTCGAGCAAGAAAGACGAAGGCGTGTGTAAACGTTCAACGACTTTTGCGAGCACGTTTGTAGAAAAAATATCCATTATTTATTCCTTTCAATATGCTTGATTTGTTTTAATAAAGATGTTTTTCGCTCTGAGTTTGGCCTTTAAGCCGTCAGCAGAAGCACCGCTTGCCACAGTCAGAGCCGCAGAGTTAAACTCACCGGTCAAATAGACAACGGCTTGTTTATCTTCGCTTGTGGCATCAACAGCCTCAGCCAAAATGGCTTCAGGTGTGTCAGATGCACCACAGATGGTCAAAGCATCACCTGATGCCTTTAATACTGTGCCTCGCGTGTAACTGCCGCCGGTAATGGTTGCAAGTTCAGAAACGCGAGGGAATTCGCCGGCCAATAAGGTATCGGCGGTTGTGGACCCTTGGTCCGTAAATCCTTGTACAGTCATATGTTAACCTCCAATTGTGTAAGAAGCGATGCGGTTTGCAACGTCTTCGGGTGTTTCTTCTTTATCCTCGGCAGATGGTGTGATCGCCGGGTTTTTGATTTGTGCCATTGCCACATCAAGCGCATTGGTTTGTTTGGCAACAGGCACCGTTTCTAAAATGGCCAAAATGTCAGATGCTGACAAATCGGTCTTGGCAAGCAATGCCTGAGCAGTTGCTTCCTTGCCTTTAACATTTTCGGCAGAAAGAACTTGAGACATGCGCTCGCGTTCCTGTGCTTTGATGTCAACAGACGTTTTTTCTAAAGTATCATTCATGAATGATTTCTCCGTTGATTGAGTGTTAAGGTCTGAGATGATGGCTTCAAACGAAGCTAGGCTGTCCGCCAGACCGATCCGAACAGCATTTTGGCCCACAAAAACATCACCGCCACCGAAGTTTTCGATGACATTTTTCGGCGATATATCCCTGTGGAGCGCAACTTTATTGATGAAAACCTCTGCCAGCGCATCAATATGAGCCTGGATTTTGGCTTTCCCTTCTTCTGTTTCCACGTCCGGCCGCTTGTTCGGACTTTGCGAGGAAACAATTTCAATAGTCTTTTTCTCGTCCTCTTTTTCAAAGATGGACACAACCCCGATAGAACCGAGGATAGCCGTATCTGCCGCCATAATCTTGTCACAGGCCGAGGCAATCCAGTATGCACCGGAGCAACAAGAACCGGAGGCATAAGCAAGGATCGGCTTTTTACCGCGAGCGTTGTAGATCATATCGGCAAGCTCAGAGCAACCGTTAACTTCGCCGCCCGGACTGTCCACATCAAACAAAATGGCTGATATGTTCGGATCGTTCAGGGCTTTGTTAAAGTCTTGAGCCAAGAGTTCATAAGATGTCGCGCCACAGACCGCCGTCAAAAGGTTGGCATGTCTGAATAGCGGACCGGTTACCGGAATAACAGCAACGCCGCCTCGGGTGGAGACGGCGTAGGTGTTTTTCATATCGCGACCCATTTCTTTGGCTATGGCCTCAGGGCTCTTGTTCGTTTGGTGCGCTATCGAAATCATTGTCGAGAGCATCTCGGGCGTTATTGCCCACACTGTTTTTTGCATGAGTTTCATTTTTTTCCTTTCAAAAAATTAAAAACCTTTACTTTCTTTTTGAAAAAGTAAAGGATAATCAAACAACCTTTACTTTCTCGTTCGTAAAGGCATCAAAAAAGCCCCACAAAAGTGAGGCTATTTTATTTTTTTCGTATTTT